CAACATCCTTCATAGATTTTACATCAACATCTATATGACATTGATCAATTATTAATGATTCTTCCGTAAAAACTGTTGGTCTAGTATTTTGATATTTTTGTAAATCATCATCTGATACAGGTATTTGTATTTCATTATCAGAAGGTGTATCATGTCCATATGGATCTATATGGACATCAGTATTTAACACCGGATCTTTACTATTTAAAATACATTTCACAAGAATATTAAAAGAATTTTTAAAAGAAGTTATTTTTAAAGCTGACATATATTGATTATATCTGATTCTATTTATATTTATTTATAAATACTAATGACCTTAAATAGTCTTAAATAGTCTTAAATACATCAACTAAAAATTGAATAATATAAATGATTAACAGATGAAATGAAAATATATATGACAGATACTAAAAGTAATACTATAAACTACAATTCATATTTTGCAGGATGTTTGAGTGGTATATCGCAAACTATTGTTGGTCATCCATTGGATACTATAAAGGTATGGTCTCAAAATGGACAATTATCAAATGAATTAAAAAAAGTCAATATGAGATCATTGTATTCAGGTGTATCTTATCCACTTATAGCATCTGGATTTTTAAATAGTGTTAGTTTCGGAGTAGCTAATACCGCTAAAAATCATGGATATAATCATTTGGAATCCGGTATAATATCTGGATTTGTAGCTGGATTACTTACGGCACCGATTGAATACCTTAAAATTCAAAATCAAACTCATCATTTTAAATTTATACAAAGTATGAGAACTTTAAAATTATCTAGATTAGCATTAGGAACAACAGTTATGAGAGAATCTATTGGATATGGACTTTATTTTCCAATGTATTATGAATTAAAAGATAAAACAGGTAGTTTTGTTGCAGGTGGTATAGCTGGTATTACTAGCTGGACTTTTACATATCCGTTAGACACGATTAAAACTAGATTACAATCCGGAGATTATCCAAATATTATGACAAGCATTAAGACAGGTAAAATATGGAAAGGATATTTACCATGTATTGCTAGAGCAGGTCTAGTAAATGCAGTTGGGTGGATTGTTTATGAAAAAATTTTACATCAGACAACATAAACATTCAAAAAAGAATTTTATAAAGATGGTATGTATTCCCATTTAACCTCTAGACATATATTATTCCAAATAACATCATTTTTTATAATACCAGTTGTATTTTTGAAATAATTCAATTGTTTGGTATATTCATCTAGTTGTAGAAGTTGATAAAACTTAAATAAAACATAGTCAAAGGAGAAAAACATATTTACATCATTTGGTTTTACTTTTATAAAAGCAGAATATACTAGATTAATCATATCCATTAATGTTTTTTCTTTTTCCAGATTAATCGAAATGATTTCAGATGGAAGAATATTTGTATCTTTAATAAAATGATTAAACTGTAGAATTATTAAGGGAATAAATGGTGGGGGTTCTGGAAATAAATAGTCATATATATATTTATAAAAACTAAACATATTTATTTTTATTATAAGTAATAGAAACAAATCAAAAAAAATACGAATGTATTTTTTCAGACACAATATCAACGACAAGCTATAATTTCGAATTATGTTGTTGAACACTAAATAATAAAAAGAAAATGTAGTAAAAGAGTATTAAACTGAGGGTATATATTCCCATCCGAGATCGATACATATTTTTTCCCAAATAATATCTTGTTGATGTAGTTTATCACGGCTCTTAAGGAGATTCAGATAAGGTAAATGTTCATCTAGTTCAAGTAATTCAAAAAATTTGTAGAGAATATATGAATAGGATAAGAAATTACGCCTATCTATCGGACAATATTTAGCAAATGGTATTTGAATATCATTAAACATATCAATTAATCTTTTACGTGTTTTACTATCAATCGTGGGTGGTTTCAATCCGGTCAGTTGATAAATAATAAAAGGGATATGTTCATAATATCTGTTTTGATCAATCTTTTTGAGAATTGTTCTTAATTTAGCATTAGTAAGATCAGATGGATCTTTTATTCTATTTTTATCTAACTCTTGTAATATTTCTATATAAACGTCTTCTGGGATTTCTGTTGTTTCTCTTCCTTGATATTGTGATAAAACTTCTATAAAGTGATTTCTACGTTTATAAGCAAAATTGGTCATTTCCTTAGGAGCATCTCTATATGATGGTTTATCAGAATCTATTAGGATAAAATCAACAAAGAAACATTTTGGACATACTAGTTTTCCTTCGTTTTGATATAGTTCTCTATCAGTTTCACAATAGGGACATTCATCATTTTCGGATATTTTTATTTCATCTTCTGGAATAAATTCATTATTAAGTTTGCACATAACATAATTATAAATATCCATTTTGGACATGTTTTCCCTAGGTGTAATTTTATTAGAAGGTGTTGTAGAAATATTTGATGATGAAGTGGTAAAAACGTTTGATGTTGTCTGATCTTGTTCAGTTTCATCATCGTCTTGATCGGTTTGTTCTGGTATTTTATCTTTGTGTTGATCAAAAATATCATAGATAGTTTTGACTTTTCCAGGTTTTTTCTTTTTTTGTTTTTGAGGTGTTGTGGGAGATTCAGTTGTTTGATGATTATCTCTATGAATATAGTATTGAGACATTGCATGCCCTACACGTAATATATATTCTTCTTCGGGTTCGTTATTTTCAATAGTTTTAATTTCGTTTTCTAGTTGCACAATATTTAATTCTATACCTCTTTTTTGATCCATTAATTCAAATCTGGCTGAATAGTCATCTCTGAGACGAACTGCTTCATTATCTAGTTTTTTAATCTGATCTTTTAATTTTTGAATTTCTTTTTTTTTATTAGGAATTGATTTACGCATTTGTTGAAAGTTTTTAACATGTGTTTGGTGTATTGCGTCCAAAGTCAATGGTTGATCTTGAGAGATTTTTGTCTTTGTTCGGACCTTAACTGTCATATCTTTTTGGTAAAGATGTATAAGAGGTTATTTTAACAAGTTTGAATAAAACTTTATATTTGATTCATTATGAAATTTAAATTAAATCTGAAAAAATTAATTTGAACGCACTGAAATGGTTTTAATAATTTTTTAATTACCATTACAAACATTTATATACCAATCACGGATAGCTCTGACACAATTTCTTAATAATGATACATCACCATAAACTTCGGTTGGATCATTTGCCAATGTTGTTTTTTGATCAGGTGTAAGAGCACCCTGTATACTGGCAGTTGGGTTTAGAGCGCAGTTATTAGGAGCATTTTTCATATCGATCGATGCTGGAGAATTGCATGAACTGTACTTGATAATATCAACATCTATAGTTAAAGTTCCAGAGGATTTTAACGCTGAATCATAATATACAAATGCACCTGTTTTGCCCTTGCCCCCAGTGTCAATAATGTTTAAAATTTCATTGTCTTTTTTTGGATCTGCGTCATTGATCTCTGTAGAGATCGCTTCTCCTTGATATAATTTGTAATCTACATTAATTTTTCCACTAAGATTAGTAATATTTCTATGAAGTAAATAACAATTAAGCATGACGCAAATACCTTTATCTTCGTGATAGTATTGGGGTGTTTTAAAGTTTGCGGTTAATACTTTTTGATCAACTAAACTTTCTAATAAATATTTATCCCCCTTTTCATTATATAATCTTCGTGTATTATTTTTAATATAACTTGACATTTGGGGAACCTCTTGTGATTCATATAGTATTGACATTAAATATCTATCATAAGAATTTTTCAAAAATGTCATTGAATTTATTAAATTCTTTCCATCACTTGACTCTTTTATTTTAAATTTGGTATTGGTTACGTTAGAAATATATTGATTGTTTGATAAGAGCGGACGAGCTACATTAAATATATTAATTTTTGATTCGGGTACCATAACAGCTACACAATCGGAATTCATACTATTAAACACATTTTTGTTAAACATCGTGTTAATATTTTTATATGGTTTTTTTTTTGCATATGAATCAAGGGTTAATAAATCATGATGTTTTCTTTTTAACACATGTGTAGCTTTCTTAACTATATTACCCGCTAATGCAGGTGTATCTTTATTAAATTTCAATCTGACACCCCAATTCAATTCATCTTTTTCAAGTACTTTTTCCTTCATATCATCAGTACAGTAAAAATGAATTTGGTATGAATCTGGTGTTTCCTCAAAAAATAAAATAAATGGGCAATCTGGAACATAAAACAAACTCGGTAAATTTCCAAATGTATCTGTAAATTTTGCTTTTGCTTTGATAAGCACATCTGGATTATTTCGAGAAGTATTAAAATAGTTATCATCATTTGTCAAAAGGTTATTATCATTATATGAATTGATGGATTTAATATCAGCATTATTGTTTATGTAAGTATTTTGATCTTTTTTATCAAGTGAATATGTGAAATTTATTCTATTTTTCTCTGTATCACTAACATCATCAAAATTCTTTGATTCGATTGTATTTATTTTAGGAGCACCAGCTAAACTTGGTTCTTTCGTATTTTCTTGAATTACATCTTTATAAAAAGCATTAAAAATACTTGGTGAATAGTTTGTATATATATCTTTATAGGTTCCTGATAATCCCTGATGTAGTTTTGTATGTGAATAATCCTCATGAAATAGATGTAAAATCACACTATAATACGGAATTTTATCTCCGCTGTCTGGTTCAAATCCTTTCCAATATGGCTCATCTAATGAACTTCCTTCTAAATTCAATAAAAACATCACATTTTTATTTTTAGTAGTTTTATAGTCATTAACAGCTTTTCTAAAACTATCTGATGAATAATATTGAAGCATTACCAAATCATATAGTAAAGATTGTTTTGATAATTTACTAACTTCATCAACAAATGTATCTTTAATTTTTAATTTTTTCAAATAATCATCAATAGTAATATTTTCATCCCTCCCAGTAATGATCCAATCCCATACATTCATTTCTTTAGTTTTAAGCACAGCATTATTAACAATGTTATTAAAAGTGTCATTAAATTTCACTTTATCAGCATCCAATGTAGATTTAATTGAATCATCATTCAATTCTTTCAATCCTTTAACACTAATTGATTGAAAACCTCTAACCAAATATTGAATATCTTGATCAGTTATGAAATCCAAATTGGGGTTGATAAATGGAGATCCATCATCTTTCATTAGATAAGGCAATAGTGAAATCATAGGTATCAATAGTAATTTTAGTGATTGATATAAACTTTCGATTGTGTGAAATTGATAATGATGAATACCATTTTTCCATGTATGCTCTAAAGAATCAATAAATGTTGATGTCAAAGGATCATGATAATCATTACCTTGTTGTCCAGCATTATAAAGTTGATTAAAGATCGCTGGTTTAGTCATTAAACCAGAACCATTTGTAGGTGGTGTTGTTGTTGGGTTAGTTATAGGATAAAAAGCATCTTTCTTTATTGTTGCTAAATTCGCATTAACTATTACATTGAGACCTCTTCTGATTAATTTGACTAAAAAATCAAAATTACTTTTATCTTTTTGCGGAGGATGTGGGGGTGTGCTAGCTGGTAAAGTTATATTCGAGTCTAAATCATATGTGCCATTTGGTAATTTTTTTAGTTTAATGTATCCATGGTTTGTGGCATGGTTTGTTGTGGTATTTTCAATAATATCATTCGTGCATTTACATAATTTATCTCCTATATAATAGCTTAAAAATCTTACTAATATTTTTTCAACAAAACATATAGGACTAACTGTTAAATCTAATGGATATTGTGGGCTTAAAGCAACAGATTTCGTTGAGTCTGGATATTTACTATTTGTAATGTTTCCATCATTTTTAATTCCAGTTGGGATGACAATAGCAACGGTGTTAATATAATATTTATCCTCAAGTGCTTTGCGTTCTTTAGCTTCTTCTGCTTCTCTTTTCTGAAGTTCTTTTAGAAGTTTTTCTCTATCAGCACTTGGTGTATCATATTTTTTAGTAATATCAGATGAAACCATATCTCTGATATGAACTTTAGCCAAATCGCTGTATTTAATTTCTTCTGGTGGATTTAGTATGGATACCATTGTAGATTTTAGGGGTTGTAGTTGTGGTTTTAAGACTTGATAGATTTCTTGTGGAATGTAAAAAATTTCACCACCTCCAGGTAATGTGTTTGAGAACTGTGCATTTCTAACAATTTGAGCAACAAAATGTTCAATATAAGGGAACTTATAAGCGTTTTCTGTAATAATATTAAGTTCATTGACTCTTACGGTATGACCTTCTACATTATTTAACTGAAAATTTTGATTTTGACGTGATATCATCTCTGAAATAGCTCTTGAATTCAGGGTCTCATGATTATCCCTAGGTTGTCTTTGTTCTCTCGGTTCTCTCGGTTCTCTTTGCTGTTGTTGCTGTTGCGGTTGTTGTTGTGCTCCAGGTGTTCCTCCAGGTGTTCCTCCAGGTGTTCCAGGTGTTCCTCCAGGTGTTCCAGGTGTTCCTCCAGGTGTTCCAGGTGTTCCTGATGCTCCAGGTGTTCCTGATGCTCCAGGTGTTCCTCCAGGTGTTCCAGGTACTAATGATTTTGAAAATGATGACATTGTTTAATTATATTATGTGTTATGTGTTTTATTTTATTATTTACTTAAGATTTTTATTTTAGGATTCGTTGCTTACGTTTAAAATAAAAAATGAAAACCCTAAGGAAATGTAAAATTTAAAATTTCCGATGTGATTTTTTAATTTTTGGTGTGAAAAATATTTTTAAAAAAAGCAATAATGTGGGAGATTTTTGTGTGTTAAAAAAAAAAGTTGAAATAAAAAAGGTGTGCGTGAAAAAAGAAAAAAGTGTGAAATTTTTTTCTTTGTGTAATGTATAATTCACAGAACAATATAATATGTCTGGAGGTTTAATGCAATTGGTCGCTTATGGCGCACAGGACATTTACTTGACTGGTAATGCCCAAATTACCTTTTTCAAGGTTGTCTATCGTCGTCATACAAATTTCTCAATGGAATCCATTGAACAAACATTCAGTGGTGCCGCTGATTTCGGTAAGAAGGTTACGGCAACTGTTTCTCGTAATGGTGATTTAATTCACCGTGTGTATCTTCAGGTAACACTTCCTCAAGTCCACACAACTGCCTCTACAGCTTCTTTCCGTTGGTTGAACTGGCTCGGACACGTTCTTATCAAGAACGTTGAAGTTGAAATTGGTGGTCAAAAGATTGACAAACACTACGGTGATTGGCTCCACATCTGGAACGAATTGACTCAAACCCCTGGTCATCAAGCTGGTTATGCTAACATGGTCGGCAACGTGCCTCGTTTGACTCAAGTCATTTCTGGTAATGCCGGAAGCCCAAGTGCTGATACTTGTGATAACACTGCTTGTATCCCCCAAACTACATTGTTTGTGCCACTTCAATTCTGGTTCTGTCGCAACCCTGGTTTGGCTCTTCCTTTGATTGCTCTTCAATACCATGAAGTCAAGATCCATCTTGAATTCCGTGATGTTTTAGATTGTATCTGGAAGAACGGTACTGTCACCAACCCCAGTTTAGTGTCTGCTTCCCTCTGGGTTGATTACATTTACTTGGATACTGATGAACGTCGTCGTTTTGCCCAAGTTTCTCACGAATATTTGATTGAACAACTTCAATTCACTGGTGATGAATCTGTTACATCTGCAAGCAACAAGATTAAGTTGAACTTCAACCACCCCGTTAAGGAATTAGTGTGGGTTGTCCAACCTGACTCTAACACCAACAGAACTGCTACTGATGCCGTTGGTGGTCCTCAATGGTTCAACTACACTGACCGTGTTGATGAAACCTACTTCTCTGGTACTCCTCAAGATCCTCTTGGTGGTGGTATGGGTAGTGCTGCTGCTCTAGTTGGCAACTTCCCCTACTCTCTCCCAATGACTGGTGGTGCCCGTGAAAATCCATCTTCACCAAGTGGTCTTCAAAACTTATTGAACCTTGCCAACTCTGGTGATGGTTCTCAATCTTCTAACGCTGGTATTTCTAATGCCACTGGTATTGACGGATTAAACTTTGGTGATTTATTGAATGCTGGCACTAGTTCAACTGCCTGGAGAGCTGGTCTCCGTGTGTTCGACAAGGGTCAAAACCCAGTCAGCACTGCTAAACTCCAATTGAACGGTCATGACAGAATGGCTGAACGTGAAGGTCGCTACTTCAACTTGGTGCAACCCTACCAACACCACGAGAACGTCCCTGCTACTGGTATTAACGTGTACTCCTTTGCTCTCAAGCCCGAGGAACACCAACCAAGTGGCACTTGCAACTTCTCCAGAATTGACAACGCTACACTCCACCTAACCCTAACTGCTAATACAGTTAAAAATTCTAGAGCAGCAAAGGTGCGAGTCTATGCAGTCAATTACAATGTCCTCAGAATCATGAGCGGGATGGGGGGTCTCGCCTATAGCAATTAAGCTTTTCAAGCAAATTGCTAGATATGATACTCATACTATTTTTAAAATTTTAATATGGATTCTCTAGGTCATTAAGACCATATTATATATAACGTTTTTCCATTACTTAAAAAATTGAATATATATCCCGATATATATTAAAAATATCATTAACTTCTCTAATTATGTCTTCTGACTTTGATTATTCAAATGTATCATTACCTGATATTGATTATTTATCTCAATATCCCAAATCTAATTTAAAAGGTCTTTTTAAAAGTTCCATAGATAACAAAGATTATGTCATTTTATTTTTCCCAAAAGGAACTAGCTATTTTCATGTTGTTATAGATAATAGTGATTTATTAAAAGTGTTGCAATATAAATGGTTTTATAAAAATGGTTATGTTGGGACAGATTATTATGATGAACCCAATAAACCCAAAAATAATCAAAAAAGAAAATCCCTATATTTACATAATTTAATAAATAATACCTATCTAAGTATTAATCATATTAATGGATGTAAAATGGATAATCGCAATGCTAATTTGATAAACGGATCTTCTGATCAAATTGTTTTACAAGATAAAATTAAAAATACTAATTTACCAGATAATGCTGATATAAAAGCTGACGATATCCCTAGATATATATCTTTTAATAAGGAAACTGGTGGTAGAGGTAATTATTTCACAGTTGAAATTAAAGAACTTGATATTTATAAAAAAACAACACAATCTAAACAAGTTAGTCTTAAGTTAAAATTAGATGAAGCTATCAAAATTAAGGATCAAATATTCCAAAATAATCCTCAATTTGTTAAAAAATTGTCTGACTGGACAAAGTTAGTTTCAGACCAAAAAAACATTTACAATCAAATTATTAAAAATGCCAACTATCCATCATTAATTATCTAGATTATCATCTTAATATTTTGTCTTTTTATATCATCTCTAGATAAATTTAATGTATTTAGATATGACTGGTATGTAATATCTAATCTTTCATCAAAATCTTTTTTATTTATTGGAATATACCCATCCCATATTAGTTTTATCTGAATATCATTTATATTGTTATTTTGATTATTTTTATATTTTTTCTGAATCTCTTCTAATGATAAATCACTATATTTTTCTTTATAAATATCTACAATTGTTTTTCTTAATATATTATTAATTTCTTTACGACCCATATTTTTAGTTTTTACATATAAATCATATGTAATATCTTTTCTATCTTTAAAGTCAAAATCATATATGCTTATTTGACCATCCCATATACATTTTATTTGTGGTAATGTTAGTTCTTCTCCTTTTTTATTTTTATATTTAGATGCGACATCATTCCACGAATCCGCACAAAATTTTTCTTTATAAATATCAACCAAAACTTTCCTATCGATCGGACCATTTTCAAGTTTTCTTATAAATGCATGATGGGCTCTAACATCTTTCGCACTCTCATGTAATTCAGGATAAAATTTAGCTATAAAATCAAGATCTGTTTTTGGTATATCTTTCTTTTCTTTTATTAATTTTTCTAAATTATTTTTCCTATCTTCTCTTGCATTTTTAATCTTATCTTTCACTACATTATCACGATCTTTATCTATTATTTTTTGATATTCTTCATATGTCATGTCAGTTTTATTTGTAAAATGATATTCCCGAAGTTTTGTTTTTCCACACCATAAATTTTTTACAATATCATTTGTCATCAGATCACCATTTAATTTGGTAAAACCTTTTGTTAATGCTACTGAAATAGATGTTTCTTTGGGATCATGTTTATACCGTAAAATCTTTATCATAGTATCTACTGATGTTTCCATATTACTATCTGAAGTTTTATTACGAAGTTCTTTCAAATATGCATCTTCATCTTGATCTTTTAACTCTTTAAGATTTGCACGATTAATTTTTTTATCTTCTAATTTTTTGTATAAATCTGCTTTTTTCGTAGGATCATTACGTTCTTCTTCTGTTAATATTAAACCATCTCGTATAGAACTTATTACAGATCTACACACATTAAATAATTTAGCTAACTTAGTTAAACTTTCCCCCAAACTTAATGATTTTTTGATGTCAATTATATTTTGATCCGTTAAATTAACTCTATTTTTACCTATATTTGAATCAACAACTCTTTTATATCTATCTTCTTTATCAACTGGGACATATGTTCTATTTGGATTTTTTTTACAAAATTCTTTTATATGTCTTTTTAAATTATTTCTTGACATTTCTTCAAAACAAGCTTCACATAATACACGTTCACGTCCATATGCATCCTTTATTTTTTTTGCAATATTTTTAAGTTCATTAAAATATTCTTTGTTTTTTGCTTTCTGTTCATCATTCAACACTTTAACCAACTGTTCACTCAAAATCCATTCAGCATACTTTTCTTTTTGAATATTTCCCAATTCTTTTTTACGAAATGCAATTGTTTCACGTGATGGTGTATTACAACCTCCCCGTTGATCTGCATATGTTTCAACAACATTTATTAATGATGCTATTTGATTTTTTTTTATTTGTGCGGTTTCTTTAATTCTTTTCATAGTAGGTAAAGAACTTTTACTGCTCAATACCCATATATCATTGTCAGTTCCATTCGTAGATCCTATTCGTCCAGTATTGTAATAGTCTTTTATTTTTTGTAATGCCACCATGTCATTTCTTTGAGTTATTTTCATATAAAATTTATTACATTTTTGTAAACATCCTTCTTTATTAGAACCGTCGATATAACAACATCCATCTGAATCAAACAATCCAGCAACATATTCGTCATTTATTTTTTCATACGGTTTTTTTGAACCATTTCTTAAATTATTCAAGTTTTCTACCATTGTTTTTAATATTAATCTCTGTTCATACCCATCTTTATCTCTTTTGTTATATAATTTATGAAATTCTAAACATAAATCAACTTGTTCCTTTTTAATAATAATTCCTTTCTGAAGATCATCCAAAATTTTTTTAGTGCATCTACCACGTATTAATAAATCATACACCCCCCTAGCTTTATTAACATTATTTCCGTCTGTATATGAACTTACTGTATAACGTATATAACCGCCATATAAATTTCGCAAAGCCATTATTATAGGAAATGTGCATTGGGTAAACCCTACACATGGTATTAAATTTCTATTTTGAGAGTTTAGAGTGTTATTCTCATCTTCATCAGTCAAATTTTCCAACATATTTAATTCTTTTTCATCTAAATCTTCAAATTCATCTTCCGATTTACATGTTGTATTTTTTTCACCATTGTAAGAAATATAAATTGAACCATCACCATCAAATAAACCACCCAAATAAGATGGTGTAATCTTTATCTCATTGTAGTTTTCTTTTTTCAGTTCTTTACTCAGATCCTCAATAGACGTGATCTTGATAACATTTTTATTTTCTAGGGAATTCATTTCCTAATTATTGTCGATATTTATAATTAATTCAATTTTGCTTATATTATTTTTTACACTAGTATTTTAATTACGGTTCAATGCATATGCAATACAAAATTCTAATAACATAATAATTAACATCTTATACACTAATTTCAACTGGATAACAATCTTTAACAGTATTGGTAGTGTACTTGCTTGTTTATCAATAAAAAAAATTCTGTCTTTTGAAACATTTACGTCTGGATTTCCCAGAACCTAGTGTAAACCAGGTATATTTCACAGAAGGGATCGCGTACCCTTCATCACCCATCAACGGTTACGGCATATGACAGCAAAGTTTGACTCTGAAAGAGTCCCAATAACATCTCTCTATTCTCCAGACTCACAGACTCGCTTGCGCAAATCCATAAGAAGGTTTCCTAGAAAACAGTTTTTCCCCGTAGGAAGAGATGTTTATGACTTTGCTGTCATACTGCATAGCCGTTCCTTCATGTTCAACTGAACTATGAATGAATAACCAAGATCATCCTAGCTACATACTAAACCTCTTTAGCATGCAACCGCAAACTCTAAAACTTATAGACTGACAAGCCTTAAAGTTAACAAGAGTCTTCTTCAGAGAGTCGCTCCATAGTGTCAAACACTACTTCCCAGCGTAAAGTACAGCTCGCCCAGCCTGCACAACTCCGTGTAATACAACACGATACCCAAAAATTAATTAGCTCACAGCTAACCAATCCCTTAGATACTCCTTATTTGATGATCCAATATATATTTATTATAATAAATACATTCAATTTTTATTTATCACGCTATCCAAAATAACCCAAAAAATATAAAAAAATATATCTACAAACAAATGTAAATACCTCAAAATAAACTTTTTAACATTACACTTAGCTTGAAAATGCTGTTAATTGAATCCCTAGATGATCTACTATTTCATCTACTTGACTCAACGCAAATGACCTTAATTTACCATAATTAATTCCATATACTTTAACACTAGATTGTGTCCACTCGATCTTTATTGAATTTTGTTGTTGATGGATCATAAAACCAAAACTTGCTGTATTAGATGATGTATTAGATGATGTTCCACTTGGTATAATGTTAAAAGAAACTACAATAGAAGGTTTGCCATCGGTTATTCTCAACTCAAACTCCCATTTATACTTTTGAATACTAAAAACTAGTCTAGACAATACAGGATTTATATAATTGTCGGTTAAACTTTTATACATAGTTGCACGCTGTTGTTCCTCATCGTATTGTTTTTGTGATTTTTCCACATTTTCATTAATTCTGTTAATTATTAAACTTGTCATATCGGTCATTTTAAAATTTATTATTAATTTTACTATTTACCCATTTTTACGTTCAAATTTTTACATTAATCATTTACCTTCTAAAATAACCCTTTTTCATTTTAGATTACCCAATATAAAAAAAAATTGAATTTAATATAAACTAATATATTATAAAAAGATCTATACGCACACATAATGTCATCATATGATATAATCATGAAAACGTGTTTTCCTGGATATGGATATTCTAATACCTATCTACCAACCCCTAAAAGAGTTTCATATACTCTGTATACACCAGATATTGATGCAGATATTAATGATTTACGTGAAAATATCGCATGCATTGATTCTAAACGAGTTGAAGGTCATAATGCACTTCTGAAATACATCAAAGACAGTGAAAATTCACGCTATTTATATTACCAATCGCTTGAATCCGCAATTAATAAAATTAAGGCTAAAATTGATAAAAAACCCACCGAAATGAGTCCTACTGATAAGATTAATCAACTAGAAACTCAACTACGTGATTCTGAAGCACGAGTTAATCATCTAGAAACTCTACTAGAAACTCAACTTAACGCATCAAATGCATCAAACGCAAAGGTTAATCAACTTGAAACTCAATTGAACTCTCTATTTGATAAATTTGAAACCCTAGCATCTGAACTAAATCAACTTAAAAATCAAACACCCCAAGACCATCAAACACCTTCTGAATCACCCGATATTATCAATATTGAACATGAAGTTGATCAAGGTCTCGCTGAATTGATCAAGAGTGATCTCGAAAATACCACTTCAGATTCCGATATGGATGAATGGGGGGTTATTGATGCTGAACAATAAAAAATATTTATTAAAGTATTTATTAAAGTATTTTAATATTCACTCACTTCTAAATTAATTTTTTTCTATATTGTGTAATCTAAAATACCCCATTTTTCCATTTTAGATTACACAATATAGAAAAAAATTGAATTTAATATAAAAATAATATATTATAACAAGATCTATACATTCATAATGTCTACCTTAGGTATATTGTTTAATACACAAGAACATGTAGAGTCATATCTCAAGTCCCCTTATAGACCATGTGTATTATGTAAAACGCCAGACGTTCGCCCTCATGTTAATAGTTTACGTAAATATATTCAAGATGTTGATTCCCATCGTGTTTCAGGATATAATACACTTAACGCTTCCATTACAGCAATTGAAAACGCACGTGTTTCAGACTTTGACACTCTTGAACATTCAATCAACAAAGCTAATCAAAAAATTGCACAAATTGAAAACAAAATCACCGAAACATGTCCTCGTGCAAGGGTTAATCAACTTGAAACACATCTACATGAATCTGATGCACTAGTTAATCAACTTGAGACACAGCTAAATGCGTCAAATACACGAGTTAATCAACTTGAGACCCAGCTAAATGCATCAAATGTTAATATTAAACTACTTGAAAAACAACTGGGTCTAGAGGTTAATCAACTTGAAACATATCGACATGGCTCTAATGAACGAGTTAATCAACTTGAGACCCGGCTAAATGCATCAAATACACGAGTTAATCAACTTGAGACCCAGCTA